GTGCACCGTGGGGAGGCGCGTCTCGCGGGTCGGCCAGGTGGGGTCCAGGTCCTGCATGCCCTTGGTAGGGAGGACCGTCCCGTTGGGGAGCTGCACCAGTTCCTGGGTCTCATACGTCTTGTAATAGTACTCGGCAAGCTGCACCTCGGCGTCGGTGCGCCAGGTGGCGTCGGTGCCACAGAACAGCGTCAGCTCCTGAGGCGAGACCTCGTACCACTGCATGAACTTGGACGTGGGCCAGCGGTCGATGAGAAAGGCCCACTCCAGGTCCAGGGCGGCCGGATGCACGCTGGCGGGGTCGCAGTACACGGCGTAGCGGTTATACATCGGACGGATACGCAGGACCTGCTGAAAGGACCGGGCATCTTCGTACTCACGCACCAGCCGAAAGTAGCCGAGGCCCTGACCCACGGCTTGGTCCAGGGCAATCGTGTACGCAATCTCCGCTTCGCTCTGCTGCTCGATGTCGCGTAAATGTCCCTCAAGAAGGTCAGCTACCTGCTTGCTGGCACCGCCACCCTTGGGCCGCACGCGCATCCCTAAGGGGGACTTGCGGTAAGCGTTGATGGTCTGGCTTATCATCGGGTTCAAGCGGTCGATCACCATGGTGAATTGCCCGGTATCCTCCCCCATGCCATCCTGGCGCAGGGCCGCGGGCCAGTGGTCGCCCGCACGAAATTTGAGTGCGGCTAGCTGGGACACCCGCTCAGAAGCCTCTGATTCTTCAGCGAGAGCGAATCTTTGGCGTGCCTCAGCCAGCAGGTCACGGTCGCTCTCCGGCGAGAGGGCGATGCGCTCCTGGCGCGTCAGGGGCTGGAGGGTCGAGGTGGTGTCGGCCATTAGCGTCTCCCCCACAGATTCCGGCCTGGATGATAAAATTGCTCGGGCACCTTGACCGCGGGCGTGTCCTCGCCGTAGCCCATCGCAAAGGTCCGCAGACTGTCGGCGGCATGCGAGGAAAAATCATGGCGCGGGTGGTCACTCCAGTCCTTGCGCTGCTCGTTCCACTCCCGGCGGTACGCCGCCAGCGCCTGCAAGCCCTCATAGCATTTCTCGGCATCGAACAGGAAACGCGGAAACATCGTACGGACCTGGGCGATGCCGTCAGCAATGTCTCCGCGTGGCACCACCACAGACGGCTTGAGCCCTAAGCTCTCGGCGATCGCTAATCGTGTACGCCCGTCACTGGAGAAGTCCCTGGTTGCAACGTCATGGGGCCAGTAGATTCTGCCCAGGGTGTAGGGCTTCTCCCGCACCACCTTGGCATACCACTCTAAGCCGTGATCGGACGCCTCAAGATAGTCGATAAAGTGGAACATCTGGACACTTTTCTGGACAAACCAGATGGCCGTCGCATCTGAGATGCCTAGGTCGAAGGCCAGGTGGACCGGCACGCTCGGGTCATGCGGTACCCGCGTGATGCGCTGTTCGGCGCGGGCGGTATCGAGGTAGGAGCCGTAGTAAGAGCCGATCAGGGCGCTTTCAAAGGAACAGCCAAATTCCTGCGCATACTGCTCCGGGGCCATCGCGCGACGGGCAGACTCGAGCTCCTCTTGTGGCAAAACATGCGTATCGTCCACGGTGTAGAGCGCGGCATGCCAGGCAGGGTCCTGCTGCGCCTGCTGGTACAGGTCGTAAAAATGGTTCTTCCCCATTGGCGTGCCAATGAACGTCGCCCACCCTTCGCGGTCAGCCAGGGAGGGCCGCACCACCTCGCTCCAGATACGCGGCCGCATCTGCGCGTACTCATCGAACACCGCGCCGTCGAGGTACAGCCCACGCAGGGCGTCGGGATTGTCGGCGCCAAAGATTTGGATACGCCGGTCGCCGGTGAGGTCCACGCGCAACTCGGCTTCGTTAATGCGCGTGCCTGGTATCTCCTTGGTAAAGTGCTTCAGCAAGTCCCAGGCGATGACTTTGCCCTGGCGGTACAGGGGCGCCAGGTAGCCATAGCGGGGTTGGTGGCGCTTATTCATGAAAGCGTCATGGAGCAACATGGAGATAGCCAGCACGGTCTTGCCAAAACGCCGATGACAGACCCACACATTAAAGCGCTGACGGGCCTCGTAGAGCCACCACTGGTGCTGGCGTAGAGGGGGCAGGTACACATCAACTTTCACCATGCGGGGGCTCCTGCGCGGTCGTGGACAGATGCACATGGACATCAGTAACCAGTGGTGCACCGTCCTTGCCGGTCTGTTCGGTGCGTTCGACGTAGCCGCGATCTTTGCCGAGGGTCTTCAGGCAGAAAGCAATACCCCAGGCTTCGCCCTGCTGGATGGAGTGCCACAGTTTCAGCTCGGCAGTATCGACCATCTCACCGCGTTCCATATCCTTTGCCGCCTGGACGGTTGGATAGCGCTGACAGTACCGCCTAATCGTTTCATGTGAGCACCCGAGGCGTTTGGCAGCGAGAAACATCATGCCCTTGGTTTCCTGCAAGGCGGCAATGATCTGTGCGGCGGTATAATGGGGCTTATCCGCCATGGTCCACATCTTCCATAACTTCAGCCATCCACCAGCACAGGCGTCTCGCCAGTCAGCGTGGCATACCTGTGCAGGGTGACGGCGACGTAGCCAGGGTCAATCTCACAGCCGTAGCAGCGACGCTGGAGCTGGTGCGCGGCAATGAGGGTAGTGCCAGAGCCAAGGAAGGGATCGTAGACGTCTGGCGCGGCATGGTTGCGAATCGGGCGTGCCATACACTCCAACGGCTTCTGGGTGCTATGGCCGCCCTCAACGTTGCGGTCAAGCACGATGTCCCAGACAGTGCTGGCGTTGCAATCCCCGATCCAATGGGCCATAGCGTTGTGCTTCACGGCATACCAGCACGGTTCATGCTGATAGGTGTAGTGTCCACGGCTGATGGGGAAGTGCGGCTTGCGCCACATGATCTGGTTGCGAATGGCGTAGCCTGCGGACTGCAGCGCCAACCCCGTGAGAATAATGTGGTCCCCAGGTGGGGACCACGTATAGGCTACGTCCCCAGGAAAGAGCCGCCAGGCGTCCGACCAGTCCATGCGATCATCATTGGTGACAGGCCGCGTACGCCGAGCGGCGTACGCGAGATAGCCTTTCGCCGCTGCCTCGTTACGCCATGCCGCATCGTACTCCACCCCATACGGCGGGTCCGTCACCATCAGCACCGGCACTACGTCACCCAGCACCCGCTCGACCACCTCCTTGTCCGTACAATCCCCGCAGATAACGCGGTGCTCTCCACAGGCCCACAGTTGCCCCATCTCGACGCCGTACTGCTGGCGTAACTCCTCAGCCCGGTCGATTTCCGGTTCGACGTCCACGAGCGGTCCAGGCGTATCGGCTGGCACCACGCCATGCTGTTCGGCTAACTGTGCCAGCAACTCCTGCACGGCGGCCTGGCCACTCGTCACATCATGCAGCACACGCTCCAGCGCGTCCCGACTCGCCTCCGCCATCGCCCCAAGCGGGTCATGCGTCGCCAACAGGTAACTGGCCTCGTCATCATCCAGGTCCAGCATGAGGCAGGGCCACTCTTGCGTAGGATCAAGCGACTTTCGCAGATGGCCGTCAATGACGCACAGACCGCCCTGACGCGGGCTCTCGTAGACCAGGAGGGCTGAGGCGATCCCCAGCTCATGCAGCACGCCCTGGAGGGCCTCGCGTTGGGCTTGCGGGTGCACACGCCAGTTGTGCTGGTGATCTTGCAAGGCCGAGGCAGGGAGACGGCGCAGGTCGATGATGCGGTCACGTAAGCGTGGGGGCTGCTTGGTGCGCGGCATAGGTTCTCCACCCCGCTGCCGCGTACAGTGTGGTGAGCAGCAGCGGAGCAGACGTAGTAAATCTACTAGTGCCTGGGAGTGTGTACAGGAAGTATCTCTAGCGAGAGAAGAGAACCGAGGGGTAAACGCAGCTCTCCCCTCCCAGAAAGAACCCCATATAGAGAGTTCTTACTAGACTAGAGAGACTTACTGCGTGCTGAGAGGGTAGGGTAACAAGAAATAGATGTCAAAGGGAAAATTTGAGATTAGAGCAGAAGAGATCGCAAAACATCCGCGCGCACGTCAACAGAAAAAGTGTGCCTGCCGCGCGTGTCGCCCCTCTCCTTCGGTGTGTGCGCCCAGCGTAGCACGGGGCTGGCGCCGTGTCACGCTAGTCAGTACTCACGCTAACCGCTCGGAAGCGGTCTAGCGTGAGCTTGTCGCTGGCATGCTGCCAGCCGTATGCCGAAGCATACGCCCGGAAACACCCGCAACCTTACGCCTACTGACGTATGACCTTCGAACCGTCGATCATCAGGTGTGACCATTCGCGCGCAAGCCTGTTCAGGTCGAGGTCTAACGTCATGGCGAGGGTCGCCAGCGTGGGCCACTTGGGCATCATCTGATCGTTTTCGAGGGCGCTCAGGTGCTTCTGGGCAATGCCGGTGCGGGCTGAGAGTGCTTGTTGACTCCAGCCTTTATCAATGCGGGCTTTGCGAACTGCCTGCCCAAAGTTCCCTGCACAACCTGGCGCTGGTGTCGATCGTCTCTCGTCAGCTTGCTTCACGAATTGCACGGCACGGACGACGAGAGCAGCCAGCGCTGCAGCATCAAGGGAAATCTCAAACCATTCGCCCCGTCTCCGCTCCTGCGCCAGGAAGGCATGCACCTGTTTTTCGATACGCTGCACGTCTGCCTCCACGGGGACGGAAGCAAGCACATGCAAGGAGAAGGGTTGGCCTGTTTGCAGACTCTTCAAGCGTTTCTCGACTGTGCCAGTCGTACACCCGATCTTGACCAGCGCTGTCCCCTCTGATGCGATAGCATAGAGCGTGCCGCCGCTAGACATGCTGCACCTCGTTCCACCCGAGAATGTCATTGGGCGTCACGCCAAAAGCCCGCGCCAGCGCCATGACGGTCTCGACACTGATATGCGTCCTCTCTCCTGCCAGAACCTTATAGAGATGCTGGTAATGCAGGTCGCTACGCTTCGCCAACTCCCTTTTCGTCCAACCCTTCTCGCGTCGCAAGTCATCCACACGGGTAGCAATAGTTTCCATGCCTACCTCCTTCTTATCTATATTATAAGATATTTGTTCTTTTTTGGCAAAAAAGAGGATAGAAGGAGTTGACAGTATTTACCCGAATGGGTAAGATTAGAGTGTAGACAGGATACAGCATGGCGCACGGCATTCTCCCCAGAACGGACCGCGCGCCACACCAACCCTTGACCCTGCGAAGGACCCAGAGTATGGCAACCGTAGCACAGCCCATGAGCAATGTCGAATACCCCGAACAACTCCGCCAGGCGCTGCAGCGTGACACCACCCTACGCCAGTTAGCCGCCCAGGCGACCACCCGCTACGCTGGCGAGAAAGCCCGCATCGACCGCGGCTTAGTCCTGGCGTTGAATGGCCATGTGACCATCAATGCTGACGGCTCAGCGGACGTGCTGAGCGGCTCGGGCGCCGAGGTCGCGTACCATGTGGCCCACGGCACCTGTGATTGCCCCGACTTCGAGCGGGCGCCTGACGGACGGTGCAAGCACAGGTACGCAGTGTGCCTGGTGAAGAAAGCCACGAAGGCGCAGGCGTACTACACCAGCACGACCGACGCACAGGGGATCGTACTTGGCGGCAAGCGCTCCATAGCAGATAAGAAACGTGCGGAAGAAGAGGCAGCGGGCGGTTTGGTGGCCATGATCTGCAACCACAACGGCGCACGCCACAACTAGCCAACACGGGGCCGCAAGGCCCCCTTTCCCTGAAGGAGCATACCAATGTATGAACCATGTCGGCGTTGCAGCGCACCCTCGATACAGTATCGGTCGAGAATGCCGTTGTGCGTGCGCCACGTCCGGTTTCTCAATATGCGAGATCAATCGCAGAGGCGCGGACTTCGTGTCCCCTCTTACGAAGAACTCGAAGCGTTAGATGTGACAACCGCAATGCAGTGTCCCATCTGCAAGCGTCAGATGAATTGGCGACGAACAGAAGGGCATCAGACCGTCTTGACTCTGCAACACAACCGCGATGAGACACTACGGTTTCTCTGTCAGTCCTGTAATAGCCGCCACTATACCTATGATGGCGATAGTTTCTATGACATTGGCCCGTATCAGAAACAGTGCCAGCTCTGTGGGGAGGTCAAACCGCTTGGTGATTTCTCCACAGAGAGGAACGGGAAACTGTGGGCCAACAAAAGTACCAGATGCAAAGTATGTAACGCGCAACGCCTCAAAGCATGGCGTGCACGTCCTGGTCAGAGAGAGAAAAACA